GTCCACTCCATCCCCGATTTCCCGCGCGCAGGGTCCGTGTTTTCCAGGTTCGACGGAGGACCGCTAATGCCGATGCCCCGTAAGGACTCGCGCCCGACGCAGTCCGCCCACCTCGAGGCGGACATAGCGGCGCTGGAACAGCTCGCGGCCAACGCCGAGGACGACAAGGCGTACAGCCCCGCCGTGACCGCGCGTTCCCGCCTGCCGAGCCTGCGCGCCGAGCTCTACCGCCTGCGCGACCTCGAGGCGTTGGCGGGCGCGACCGACCCGCTGGAGCGAATCCGCCTGACGCGCGGCATCGCAGAGCGCGAGGGTTCGTGGCAGGCCGTCGCTCGCCTAGCGTCCGTCGAGGCCGACCTCGAGGTGCGGCTGGCCGAGGCGCGGGCCGCGGAGGAGGCCGCCAAGCTGGCGAACCTCAACACCGACGACCTGCTGTCGCACATCCAGGACTCGATCGAGGCTTTGCCCGCCAACCTTCGCGCCGAGCTGCTGGACCGTCTCGGGGGCGCGTGACCACCCGACAGACGAGCACCGGCGGCAAGCGTGGGGCGGATGCGCTTCGGATGCTTGCCCGCGCGTCGGAGCAGTTGCGCCGGAACACGCAGGCCGACCGACTCGCGGCGATGGACTGGACTCGCCCTCAATGGGCGTTCCTTACCGACCCGTCGCGCTTCAAGCTGCTTCGCACCGGGAACCAGCTTGGCAAGTCCACCGTCGGGCTGGCCGAGTGCATCATGCACGCGCTCGGGACGCACCCCCACCAGCGCATCAAGCCGCCGATCGAGGTGTGGATCATCTTTGAGTCGCGGCACCAATCGCTCCCGCTCCAAGAGAAACTGTGGAAGTTGCTGCCGAAGGACCGGCTGGCGGCGGGCCAGCGCGCCTACGACCCCATCACGGGCTTCGGTCACCACGAGCCGCTGATCGAGTTCGCGAACGGCTCGCGCATCCGCATGAAAACCAACAACCAAGACGGCATCGGCCTTGCGGGCGGCTCCCCGCATCACATCCTGCTCGACGAGCCGCCGAAGCCGCGCGTTCTGGCCGAGTGCTTCATGCGCCTGCGCGCCACCGGCGGAACGCTGTCGCTGACGCTGACCCCGATCAACCGCGATTGCACCGTGCTTCGGGAGGAGGTCAACGCCGGCAAGATCGCGGACCTGCACTTCCCGTTCACCGCCGAGAACTTGGTGCAGGTGCGTTCGGGCCGCCCGCTGACCGACGACGCCGGGATCGTGAAGGATGACGATTGGGTGGCGACGCAGCGCGCCCTTGCGATGCCGCACGAGGCCCCGATCGTCAACGATGGCGAGTGGGACGGACGCGCCGTCGCCCGCCTGTTCGATGCCTTCCGCGCCGACACGATGGTGGTCGACCACCTTCCAGCGCGCGAGTTGGTGCTGTGCTTCGGCGTTGACCACGGCACCCAGCGTGGCAACAACGCCGCCGTGCTGGTAGCGGTGGACAAGTCCAGGATGCTGGACGGCTACCCGACCGTGTACGTGATGGACGAGGCGTGGTCCGATGGCATGACCACGAGCGAGGCCGACGCCGACGCCGTCGTCGGGATGCTGCGCCGTCACGGGCTGTCGTGGTCCGACGTCGATCATGCCTACGGCGACATCCCGGCCGGCGTTCGTGGCTCGGCTGGTCGCAAGGGCAACTTCGACCTCATGGACGCGATAGCGCGCAAGGTCGGCAAGCGTGGCCGCCGCAACCTCGTCCCGCAGATCCAGATCGCCAAGCGAGGCGAGAACGCGGGCGCGCAGTCCATCCAGCGCGGCGAGGGCTGGATCCATCGGCGCATGGTTGCCGACGCCTTCCGCGCGCACCGTCGGTGCGAGCGCGTGATCGAGGCGATCGAGAAGTACGACGGCTCCAAGGACTCCGAGCACAAGCACATCCTCGACGCCGTCCGCTACAGCCTCTATGAGTGGATTATGAAGGGCGGCCCGCGCCAGCCCGGCGGAACGAGGCTTCGCGTGGGATGACGGTATTTACGGCCGGCATGACGACCCAGCCGTCCGGCCTCGACACGCCGCCCGTCCCGCGCGATCCTTGGGAGGCTCGCCGCTGGACCGAGTCTCGTCGTCGGTGGCGGATGCTGACCGGCGAGTGGCGCGAGGACCTGCAAGACCGCATCACGCGCGACCTCGGCAGCGTGCGCGCCGAGGCCATCGGCGTGCCCGACCTGTCGAGCAACGTGCTAGCGTCGGTGTCGCGGCAGCTCTCGATCCTTCACGACGAGGAGCCGAAGGTCCACCACGCCGACGCCGACAGCGCGGATCGCGTGCTCGACGCGATGCACGACGCCGGCTGGGTGCCGACGATGCAGACCTTCGTCGCGGACCTCGTCGCGCTGCGTGACGCGCCCATGCGCGTGGACGTTGGCGGCGACGCGGACGACCCGATGCTTCGGTTCCGTCCCATCCGCCCCGACCTGTGTATCGCGTGGTCGAAGGCTGTCGCTCCCGACGTAGCCGTCGGCATCCGCGAGGCCCGCAAGGCCCGTGACGGCCGCTGGTATTGGGAGGTGCTGGACGTCAGCGACCCGGCCAACCCGCGCTACTTCGCGGAGACGCCGGAGGGCGATGACATTTCCGTCGCCGTGCTGGGCGGGTCATTCTCTGGCGAGGCATACCCGTACCGCGACGAGAACGGCGATCCGTTCCTGCCGGTGTGGCTCTACCACGCCGCCAAGCGCCCGTACCTGTGGGACTACGCCACCGGGATCGAGGTGGTCGAGGGGACGATCCAGGCCGGCGTCGCGATGTCGTTCTGGATGCACACGCTTCGGTCGGCGTCGTGGCCGCAGCGGTACATGCTCGGGGCCGAGCCCGACGGCGCGGACTACTCCGACGAGAACAGCGACGGGCGCGGGCGGCGCGACATTGTCGCGGACCCGGCCGCCGTGCTCATCCTGCACCCGATGGACACTACCCAGGGCGGCGCGCAGATCGGCCAATGGGACACGTCCGCCGACGTCGGGGCGATGCTTGACGCCGTCATCCGCTACGAGCAGCGCGTCGCGACGTTCGCGGGAATCTCGGCCTCGGACTTCCTGCGCCAGTCTGGCGACGCCCGCTCCGGGTACGCGCTGTCGATCAGTCAGTCGGGCAAGCGCCAGGCCGCGCGCAAGCTGGAGCCGACCGTCAAGGAAGGGGACGAGCACGTCGTCGCCATCTGCGCCAAGCTGCTCAACCTGTGGAGCCGGCGCGACGGTGGCGACGGTCTGCGCCTTGCCGAGTACGGGTACGAGGTCGAATACACCTCGCTTCAGCTCACGCCGGAGGAAATCGCGGCGAAGCGCGAGTCCGTGCTGGCGCTGCTCGACCGCGGCCTCATCACGCCCGCCGAGGCTCGCGCCGAGCTGCGCGGCGAGACGCTGGACGAGGCAACCCGCATGATCGCGACGAGTCGCGCCACCGTGGCCGCGCCCGCGATGGATTGACCGGAGGACACATTGAGCGACACCACGGAGCCGGCGGCCGAGCCGGCCGAGACGACGCCGCCGCCCGCGCAGACGACCACGACCGCGCCGCCTGACGACGGCAAGGGCCCGGTGCCGTACACGCGCTTCGACGAGGTGCGCCGCGAGCGTGACGACTGGCGCAAGCGCGCCGAGTCCGCGGCGACCATCGAGGCCGACCTGACGGCCGCGCGCGAGTCGTTCGCCAAGCTTCAGGCCGAGCTCGACGCCGAGCGCAACGGCCGCGTCGAGGATCGCGCGTTCGCCGGTGCCGGCCTGCTCGACCCCGACGCGCAGGACGTCGCCCGCCTGCTGTACGGCAAGGTGGCCGAGAAGCCCGACGGCGGCCTTGCATCGTGGCTGAAGTTCGTGACGGAGAAGCCGGAGTCGGCCCCGCTGGCGCTGCGTCCGTACATCGGGCAGCCGCCGAAGCCGCCGAAGCCGATGCCAACCGACGACACCGACACCACGGCGGCGTCTCGCGTCACCACCGGCGACGTCACGGCGGACCAGCTCCGCGCCGCTCGCGAGCACGGCCGCAAGACCGGCGACTGGTCGCAGTTTGACAAGCTGAAGAACGCCGCCGCGCCTCGCCGCCGGTAGCCCGAAAGCGGGCCGGTATTTACCCGGCAACGCTACGGACCCGGCCCGGGCACGCGCCCCGATACCACCGCGACAGGCCCCACACGTCCGCGAGTTTCACCACCCGCAACCACGTTTGGAGGCCACATGGCCAACGAGACGACCTACTCCGCTCTCGCGGACAGCCGCGCCACCGAGATCCTCATCGGCACCTGGGAGCAGCTGCTCGCCGAGCGCGGCCCGCTGCCCTCGCACCCCGCCATCCTCAAGGCCCCTGACGTCGCCGGCCTCGGCTCCAGCAAGGTCCGCGTCAGCGCCGCCGCGCTCGACGGCTACACGCTGCTCGCCTCGACCAACGATGCCGCCGCCGTGAGCAACACCGCGCTCGTGGACGAGAAGTACGAGGTCACGATCGCGCGGTACAGCAAGACCTACGCGCCGACCGACCTCGCGCTCCTCACCGATCCGGGCAAGGGCTTCAACTTCGAGCGGTTCGCGACCGACGCGTTCATCAGCGCGCAGCAGACGCTCGTCAACCTCGTCGCCGCGCTGTCGACCGGGTTCTCCACCTCGGTCGGCACGTCGGGCGCGAACCTGACGCTCGCGCAGTTCCTTGAGGCGAAGGCGACGCTGGAGATCGCGAACGCGGCCGACAGCGGGCTCATCGCGATCCTGCACCCGCGCCAGTGGAACGATCTCGTCCAGGACGCCGCGCTCACCATCACGGCCGGCTCGGCGCAGTACGACCCCGCCAACAACGAGGTGACCAAGATCACCGGCGGTTCGTACAAGGGCCGCTTCCACGGCGTCGACGTCTACGTCTCCAGCCGCGTCCCGACGGCCAACACCGGTGCCGACCGCGCCGGCATGATGCTGGGCCGCAACGCCATCGTCTACGCCGAGGGCAGCGTCCCGGTCCTCGACCCGGCGAACCAGATCGCCATCGGCCCGGTGCTGTTCGAGCGGTCGCGCTCGGCCACCTCGGGTCTGTGGAACTGGACGACGCACTACTACGTCGGCGTGGCCGAGATGTTCGACGCGGCTGGCGTCGGCATCGTCACCGACGCCTGATCTACCCCGGGGGCCCTCCGAGCGGGGGCCCCCACGTCCTCCGGGTGGATCGTCGCCGGGGGGCCCCCCTTCCAGGAGGACAGCACATGCCCGTCAAGCCGAAGGCCGAGAAGCAGCCGAACCCCGCCAACGCCATCGCGCCGGCCGCGTCGCCTGACGCCGAGCTCGTGGACCTGGGTGGCGACCTCAACCACGCCGTCGAGGTGCTTCCCCGGCTCGACCCGTCGCCCCCGTTCATGCTGGCGTACCACCCGCAGCGATGGGCGGTGGTCGAAGGCTACTGCGTGCCCGCGCTCGCCACGGTCGTGGTTGAGCCCGGCGTCAACAACGTGGAGTCGGTCACCCGCAACGGCCGCACGTTGCCCGACTGGACGGCCGCCGCCAAGCTGCACACGCAGAAGGGCGGGACCATCATCCCGCACGCCAAGGGACCCGGCGGGCGGTCGTACATGCAGCGCGTGCAGGTGAAGCACGGCCACCACCACATGACCGTGTTCGCGACCGCGCATCGCGGCTCCGACGAGGTCACGGTGGACGGCAAGGGGTACGCCGACTGGATCGACGGCCTGTTCGCGGACGGCACGATCGAGCCGCCGCCGCCCTACGTGCTGCGGAACCTGCGCGCGAAGTACGAGCAGGAGCGCGCCACCTACGCCGACCGCGCGTACAACCAGCCGTCTGCGCTGCCGTTCGTCAAGAAGGCCGAGGCTGCGCTGGCCGCCATTGACGCCGTCATCGCCAAGTTCGGTGGCGGCGATGCCGTCACCGGCGAGTCGGTCGGGCTGGACTGATGGCGTCCGAGTTTGACGCATCGCGGTTTTCGGTAGCGTTTCCGCTGCCGTACCTGCTTGAGCGCGGGGCGTACAACGTCGTCCGCCTGCCGGTCGTCGTCCTTGACGACGGCACGTTTGAGCGCGACTTCACCGTCACGACGGTCCTCATCGACCCGGGCGGCGCGGAAACCGTCATCGACACGAACACCGTAGCGGCGGTGGACACGATGGCGATCCCGTGGACGCCGCCAGCGTCGCTTGCGTTCGGCGGCGGGTACGTCGTTGAGTGGCGGTTTGTGGACGACGGCAACGACACCTACTTCACGTTCCGGAACGAGGCCTTCGTCGTTCGCCGGCAACTGATCTGCCCCATCTCGTCCGCGAACCTGTACGCGAACGTGACGTCGCTCAACCCCGCCAACACCAAGCCGATCCACTCGCACGCAAACCTCGACGGGTTCGTGACGGCGGCGTGGGATCGGATCCAGCGCCGGCTCATCGAGCAGGGCAATCGCCCGAACCTCATCATGTCGCCGTCCGCGCTTCACGAGGTGGCGCTGTACCTGTCGCTTGCGCTCGTGTTCGAGGACTTCTCCACGCGCCTGAACCCGGCGTTCATGGAGCAGGCCCGGATGTACCGCGAGCAGTACGAGACGGCGTGGGGCCGACTGTCGTTCGTCTACGCGGACGGCGACGGCACCACGGGCACCCAGAGCCGCCGCCGTAGCGCCTCGTCGGCGCTGTTTCTCGGCACGACCCGCGGGCCGCGCGCGTGACGGTCGTTTCGCCGGCCACCATCCGCCAGGCCGTCCGCGACGCCGTGGCCGGTGCCGACGCCAGCCTGCGCGAGTCGCCGTGGATCTCCGACGGCCCATTTCGCGACCCGCAACAGGTGCTGGAGGGCGCGTTCGCGGTCACGGTGCCGACGACCGAGCCCGTCGAGACGCGACGTTTTCGGGCCGACACGGGCGTCCGCTGCCGCACCACCGTCCGCGTGCGCGTCATGGTCGTGATGCGCGGCGACGACGCGGCGGGCGACTACGACGACGCGCTCGACCTTGAGGCAACCATCTGCGCCGCCGTGGCCGCGATGGCCTCAACCGACCACACGGCCCCGGCGCTCCAGCGGTGCGAACGGGCGCCGGTCGGTGACGACACCGCCGTGCTGCTGACGTCCGAGTGGACGGTGGACCATCTGGTGTCGCTGCCTCCGGGCTGACGGTCGGTATTTACGGCGGCAACGAGGTTCCTCATGGCCCTGTCCTCCGTCGTCAAGATCGCGTCCGATGCCGGTGCCTACACGCTGTACGACGGCACGGGCACGCCGCTCTCGCACACCGAGGCGTTCGACCAGGCCGACCTCACGATCGGCGGCATCACGCAGAAGCTTCGCGAGACGGTCGCGCTCCAGGTGCGCGGCAAGTTCAAGTCGCTCCGCAAGGGCAAGCGCGCGCCGGTCGAGTTCTCGTTTTCGGCCATGCAGACCGATCTGTCGGAAGCGGGGAGCGGGACCACGCTCGACTTCATCTTTGGCAAGGGCGCGTACTCGGCGCGCGTCACCACGGGCCGGATCGGCGGCGACGTCGTGACGCTCGACTTCAAGGTGACCTTCGAAGGCACGGCCTACGGCGACGGGGCCGACCAGACGATCGAGCTCCAGGACTGCGAGATCAGCGCCGAGGTCACCGAGGGCGAGCCGAATACGATCAAGTTCAACGGCGTCTGCTACGGCGACGTCAAGATCAACGGCACGAGCTGGTTCGACGTCAACTGACGCCGACCGGAGGACACATGCCCACCGTCACGCTTGGGGGGCGCGAGCACACGCTGGCGCTTCCGGCCTCGCACGCGATCCGATGGGAGGTCGCCGGCCTCGCCAACGTCAGCGCCCTGCGCGCCCGCGCGGCGGCGCTCGCGCTCACGATCCCGGGTGCCGAGCGCACCTACAAGATCCCGCCGCTCGTTCGGTGCGGCTTCTCCGTCGGCGTCTACGGCGGCGAGGCGTTCGACGCGCTGTCGGCGCGCGGTGTCGGGCTGGACGAGGTGCTGGAGCAGGGCGCCACCGCGCTCGAGTTCATGACGGCAGGCCTCGTCACCGAGAAGGACGTGCAGGCTGCCGAGGATTTCTCCGGGGCCCCGGCCGAGCCGACCTAGCGGTCCTCGCGATCGAGCTGGGCGAGGCGTCCGGCGTCGGCCCGAACGGGGCGATCCATCGCGGACACGGCGGCGTTGGCTACGGCGCGTTCGCCGCGCTGCCGCTGGACGAGCAAGCGCGGCTGCTCGCTTACATGCGCGTGCGGGCCGACCCCGAGGGCAAGCATCGCAAGCTGTCGCCGGCCGAAGCCATCAAGCGCCTGACCGGACACGGCGGCCCGTAGCGGTATTTACGGCCGGCATGGAGGCGCGCGTGCTCGACGCCAGGGTCACCGGCGACCTCGACGCTTGGGCGCGTGCTGCTGCCAAGGCCGCGAGCGATGAGATCGAGGCGCAAGTGGGGTCGCGCACGCGCCGCGTCTACACCGAAGCCCGCGCCGCATGGCCCGTGCGTCGCGCCGACCGGCCCGCCCCCCACCCGCGCGGGTTCAGTCGCAGCCGGCTCGGCTCCGAGGTGCTGGACGACGGCGACGCCATTCGTGGCCGCATCGCCAACGACAGCGGGTACGCGTACTTCATCCGCTCCAAGCGGTTCGACGTGCCCGACGGCAACACGACGCCCGCCGGCCGCGACGGCAAGCGGCACGTCTGGTCCGCGCTGGTTCGCGGCCCGATGGACCGCGCCGCGTCCGACCTCGTCGCCAAGCTGCGCGCCGCCATCGTCGCCGCCGTCGAGCGGGTGCGCTGATGGCGAGCAACACGATCGACATCGAGATCCGCGCCCGGAAGGAGGCGCTGGTCAAGGAGCTGACCGAGGCCGGCAACCTGTCGCAGAAGCAGGCCGACAAGATCGCCCGCAACTTCGTCAAGGCCGGACAGGAGGCCGAGAAGGCGAACCGCAAGGCCGCCGAGACGACCGAGAAGCATTGGACCGGCGCAGCCAAGAAGATCGCGAGCGCGCTGGGCGAGGGAACGATCCCCAAGTTCGAGAAGCTGTCCGGCGTCGGTGAGGCGCTGGGCGGCGTCATGGGCGCGTCCGCGCTGCAGGTGGCGACGCTGACGGGCGGAATCGCCGCGCTCGCCGCTGGGGCCATCGCGCTCAACGGCACGATTCAGACGACCGTGGCGAACCTCGACGCCGAGGTGGCGGCCGTTTCGGACGTACAGCGCGCGATGAGCGCGAGCGCGATCGAGGCGATCCGCCCCTACACCGAGGCGCACCGACAGGCGGCCGACGCGGTCGCCGGCATGAAGTTCGAACTGGCCGCGCTGACGGGTTCGTTCGACAAGACCGACGCGGCCTTCTACACGGGCGCGGAGTTCCTGCTCCACTACATCCGCACCGGCGAGGGGATGGAGGAGTGGAGCCGTAAGACGGTGGACGCGCTCAACCGCGCCGCCGAAGCCGCGCGCAAGGCTCCGCGGTTCTTTCCGGGCGGCCCCGAGTCCATCACCGCCGACGCGCTGTACCAGGTCCCCGACGCGCTCAAGCCGTCCACCGGGGGTGGCGGAACGCGCCGAGCGGCAGATCGATCGGACCCCGGGGCGGAACGAAGGAAGGCCGCCGAGGCCGAGATCCAGCAGTTCATGCTGGATGTGTACCTAAACGCCGACAAGGAACGAGAGCAGGCACGGGCCGCCGAGCATGCCGAGGAACAGCGCCTCCGGGAACAGGGCCTCGCCGCCGAGGCTGAATACCGCGCCGAACAGGTGCGGCTCGCCGACGAGGCTAGCGAGAAGCAGAAGCGGGCCGCCGAGCGCGTCCACGAGGCCAACAAGACGATCGTCGGCAACATCGGGGCGCTTGTGGGCGGCGTTGGTTCGCTCGTCTCCGGCCTCTACGAGCAGGCCGCCGACGGGGCCGAGAAGGGCAGCGCGCGCGAGAAGAAGGCTCGCCGCTCGGCGTTCGCGACCGCCAAGGCCGCCGCGCTCGCGCAGGCCGCCATCAACACCGCGCTCGGCGTCACCCAGGCTCTTACGCTCCCGATCCCGCTCAACTACATCAACGCCGCGATCGTGGGCGCGCTCGGTGCCGTCGAAATCGGAGCCATCGCCGCAAAGCAAATGCCGACCGCGCACTCGGGCCGCATCATCGGCGCCGCGCCCGCGCCCGACGAGCAGCCAATCATGGCCCTGCGCGGCGAGGCCGTGATGTCGCGATCGGCCGTCGAGCGCATGGGCGGCGAGCAGGCCGTCAGCGAAGCAAACCGCGGCGTTGGCGGCGGTAGCGGGATGGTGGGCGTGTTCTCGGTCGTCTACGAGCATCGCGGGTTCGACGCCTTCGCTTCGCGCGATTTGCGGCGACCCACGGGCGCGCTACGTCAGGCGATCCACGGTTCCGGCACGGCCGGATTGATCCGGCGGGTGTGACGATGGCGACGAAGGTGGTCGACGGCTTCTCTGCGTTCTGCATCCCCGACCCGCGCGCCGAGCTGGTCGCGGGTGCTGCCGGCGACACCGCCGGGATGCACACGGGGCAGCCTGTCCCGTCGCAGGACACCCGCCTCGCGCTGGTGACGAACGGCGCGGCCCGCGTCAGCACCGACAGCGAGATCGAGATCCGCGCGATGCGCGGCGGCCTGCCTGGGACCGGCTCGTCCGGTCGGCCAGCGTCGTTCATCTGGCGGCGTGCGGGCGAGGGCGACACCGCGTGGCGCGGCTGGAACGGCTGGAACGTGCTTCAGCGCGTCGACAAGGTCCACCAGGAGGCCGCGTCGTCGTATTTCCAGCGCCCGCACGTCGTTACGACGCCGAGCGGACTCGTGTGCGCTACCGAGTCCGAAGTCGCCGGCACGGACGGCTACACCATCACGCGTGCGACCTCGATCGGCGGCGACCTCGCGTCGGTCACCAGCATCGCGGGCGAGGCGCGGCCGAGCGGCTACCGGGGTTCATGCTCGCTGTGCTACACGTCGGACGGGCGGCTGATGCTGTACGCCGCGCAGGCGACCGCGTCGGCCTCGCCCTACTCGTCCGTGGTGTCGGCGTGGTGCTCGCGCGACGACGGCACGACGTGGGTCAAGGTGGCGCACAACGTGCTGCCGTCCACGCTGGCCGAGGCGCAGGACATTCGTCGCGTGCGCGTTGCCGAGCGTAACGGGCAAGCGGTGTTGATGCTGCACCTTCGGGACACGGCGCGCACCCATTCGGCCGACTACCTCACGCAATACGCCAGCTCGGACGGTGGCTTCTCGTTCTCGCTCGTGGCGACGCAGGCAGACGCCAACGCCAACCAAGGCGGGATTGTCGACGTCGTTGCTGCCGCCGATGGGTTCTTTGCCGCATGGATCGACATCTTTGACCATACCGGACGCTTCGTCGCGCTCGGCTCGGCTTTTCAGACGTTCAACACCACGGCGGCAGTCGAGTTTACGGCCAACACCATCTCGGCGCATACCGGATCGCCAAAGCGGTTTAGCAACGGCGGCCTTGCGCTTGTCGAGGCGGACGACGGGTCGCTGCTGATCTACCTGTGCAACTACGGAACCGACGGGCTCGACACCGACGTCAACGTGTCGATTGACCGCGGCCTGACGTGGGATTCTTGGGGCGCATGGTGGTCAAACCTCGGCATCGCCACCGTTGGCAACGCGAACCCCGGCAACCCGGCGGGCGCGTGCGTCAACGGTCACGTTCTGCTCGTGGCGGGCGACATTCCGGCGACGTCCACGCTGGACGAGTCCGTGACCGCGTACACGCTTGGCGGGTATAGCAACCTCGCGATGGCCGAGTCCGACGGGTCCGTGCGCCAGTCGTCGCCCACCACGCTCGGCGGGTGGCTCCCGCTCGACCTTCCAGAGAACTACGGGTGGACGGCGACCGACGACGCCGGGATTAGCGACACCTACGCGTCGGGCACGTTCAAGGTGTCATCGTCCGGAGCCACGCAGAACTACCGGCGACACCTTCCGACGAGCGTCCCGCTCTCGTGGCTGACGGTCGAGGCGCGCATCACGAACGCGCCGATCTCGCGGGGTGGCTCGTCCACGTTCGCGGGCCCGTCCTACATCGAGGCGTTGGTCGGTGATGCGACGACGTCCTACGTCCGTGTGCGCGCGTCCGTGGACTCGGCGGGCGTGCACTACGCGCGCTGGAACGGCGGCGGATGGGTGGATACCGCCTCGACGCTCGTGTCGCTGACGGGCTCCGTGGACGTGCGCCTGGAGGCCGAGGACGGCGGCAAGGCCCGCGTCTGGTACCGCGACGCCAGCAACAGCATTGATGAGCCGTGGGTGCTCGCGCACGACAAGAGTCCCGCTTCCGTCGCGGCCGGCGTGGCTACCTATGCCGCGTTCGGCGGCCAGCTCGACAACGGCGAGGAAGTCGAGTGGTCATCGGTGTTTGTTGGCACCGTGAAGCACGACACGTTCGACGTCGAGACGGACGCCAACGCCCGCCCGTTCTCGACGCGCCAGCTCGGCATCACCGAGGGCGTGACGCTGACG